TTTACTTATTTTACTAAGACTCTGTGCTTTGTCCATCATCTCTTATTTTTACATTGATGTCTACTTTGTCCATTGGGTACCCTATGCTTCCTAACATACTGGTTAAATCCCGGATAAAAAACTCCAGGAATGTTTCTATTACATGCTTAGCAGCCTTATTATTAGTAATAATACCAAGCACACGTGCAGATGATAATGCTATAGCTTCATCACCAATTACATCAGCAACTCTCTGTGCAGTCATTGGAATTTCTTGTTTCCACTTTGCAAATTGTTGCCCTGAAAATTTATACAATAATACTAGCTCATTATTATCAAGTGGACTGTTCTCAATTGCATGAAATGCAACTATATGGTTCTCAGAATCACTTGACTGAAACATATTAATCAGATTTTTTAATTCATCTCTTGTCATTATCTTCTCTTTTTTATCATTCTTAAAAACTGTGGTAGGGTCTCAAACCAAAATAAATACAGTGCTATTAACAAAACCACTAATCCAGTTATACCAATCATACAGTATAGTATTCCTTTTAGAATTTCCATTAGTCTTCTATTTTTAGAGTTTTAATAGCCCATTTCTTTAATTCACCAGATGCAATCATATCTAACCATTCTTTGGCTGTGGGAATATATCCGTTGCAATCTTCCTTGACATGTTGTTCACCAACATATCTTGTATACACTTTTTTACCTTCAGAATTATGTATATAATCACCAAAAACCTGCTCACATTCAAATATACCCTCACTATGATGACGGAACATTCTATGTTTACTATGACCTATCCATGCTTTGGTAGCATCAAACCAATTGTGAATATCAATATAGTCTTCTGGTAGACCTCCAAACTTTCTAGCTGAAGATACAGCATGTTGATATGGATGTGCCATTACAATGTTTTTTGAATTAAAGAACCTTCATGAAAATAACTTTCAATCTGGGTAATTCTAATATCATTGTAGATTTTATATTTACCTGAAGGAATTAAAATACATACTGCACCAAAACCTCCGTCATTGTTCCACCAATCCTCAATATCATTAAGTAATTGTTCTTCAACAAAATTTGCTATATCAGAACTAAGACCAGAATCTAATTCTTGAAGATGTGATACATCTTTATTCCATACATAAATATCATTAATATCATCAAAGGCAGCTTCTTCATCTTCATCCATTTTTTCTGTAGTATAAACTACATTTTCAATAGCACCTGAATCACCAGAGCCCTCATATTGTACCTTAATACCAGTTACTCCCAAGTCAGCTAATTTGACAAGGGTAGCCATCATATTTATTTCATTCATACTATTTGATTTTGTAAAACCTTATTCTGATTTAAAGGTTAATTTTTTTAATACATAAAATCCACCACTTTCAAAGTCATATCCAAATTCTAAATTGTTTTCAATAAGAAATTCCATAACTTTTTGTTTTTCTTCTTGAGTCAAATTAATACAATCATACTTTTGAATATCTCTTAGTTCATCAATTGCAGTTTGTGTTCCAACTATTAATCCTGCCGAGTAGTTTGAATCTCTTATTGATTTTATGTAATTATCAAGTGGATTTGGTTTTGGCTTTTTATATTTTCCAAACATTTTATTCTTTCATTTAAAACGGTAGAAGCGGCCAAGGATATTGGCATTTAGATATTCTTCTTTTTCAAGTACTTCACTTCCAAACTGATACTTTGTTTCATAATAAGTTAATTCTGTTTTAGAATAACAGATTTTAATTATGAACCTCTTAATAGGTATACCTGCTTTATGTGCATCTTGAAGCACTTTATTACTACTATAGTAGTTCTGATAGTTAGTTTTCACCTGAATAGTGTATTTCCTTGCCCTTTTGTCTGTCATATCTGCAAGAGCTTTCTTTCCAAACTTTTTCTTAGTTGTAGAATGAAAATTCTTCTTACCAATATATCTGACAGCTTTTCCATCAACAAAAGCTTCCATTTCATATATGAAACCTATAGCTCCTTCAGGAATTTGGTCATCAGTAAATTCTTTTCCAGCATATATCCAACTCATACTATCTGTTTTAGTAAAGATAATAATTTATCTCTCACAGCTTCAATACCATGATCTCTGATAGAGTCTGATAAATCCTTAGACATGTCAAGTAATACATGTGGAATATTATACTTATCTTGATATCGCTGAGCAGCTTTCATGCCGGGTTCATCATTATCAAACAGTACAATAATCTTAGAATACTTTTCTCTAAGTTTATTTATAACAGATTCTCCAATCATTGTATTCTCACTGTCCGGAGCAATACATTCTATATTACCAATACCAAGTCTCTTGAAAGACATAAGATCTTTAAGTGAAGAAACAATCAGTAAATACTTGGAATCATATTGCAATTGATCCATACCCTGTGTATAGTTCTGGATCTTAATGAACTTCTTCTCTGGGACTTTTGGCATGTAAATCTTATACAGTTCACCATCTTCTCTAAAATAACCATAGACATAAGGTCTTGTGAATCTATATGATCTTAGACTACCATCAACTTCAGTCTTTTCCATAGTAAAGAACTCCAATGGGACAACATTATATCTCTCCAACACAGTTGAAGAAATCCTAAAACTTGTCCAAAACTTAGAGTCTTGGGAATTCCAGTGTCTCATTTGGAAATCTACTACCTTGAACTTATCATGAAATTGTATGGGCCCTCTTTCTGCAGGTGCATTATACTTTAGATACTCTTGGTAATCCTCAATTATTCTATTAACTGCTCTGAATCTTGTATCATAGTTAAATAAACATTTGACAAGTTCAATTTGATCACCTTGAAAGCCAGAAGAGAAATCTTTAAACTTATAGTAATCCCCATTGATATAGATAAACATGCTTGGAACTTTGTCCTTTACATTAAATGCTGATAGCATTTTTATATTTTGACCAATGAGCTTCTCTTTTAAGTTTAGATAATATTCAAATACCCATTCTCTGGGCACGTCTTGTAAATCAGATACTAAGTTCTTTGTTGAAATCATAACCAATAAGAATAAAGGGGGGAGGCTCCTGATTTAATTTAAAATCTCTGTTAATATTAAGTTACATTGATAGTTAATTAACTCCCCCCTCTATAAGGTGAGTTAATTAGTCTAAACTGAAATCAGAAGATGTTTTTGGTTTCAAAAACACATCATCATCTCCAAAAGACTTAACTTCTTTAACTTCTAATTTCTTAAGGTGCTTAGTCTCATCATAAGGGATTACAACACCTTCTTCTATGGCACCAAATGCATACTTTTTACCTTCTGCTTTTGGCAACCACATATCATAGTTAGTATAACCTGATTTACCTTCATACTCTTTACCAGCAACACAGAACTCAAGGAATTTACCTCTGAAATCTGCAGTCTTATTGAATGCTTTAACAAAGTCTTCAATAGTATCATGCTGACCATCTTGCTCAAGGAACCAAGAGTCTAACTCCATTGTATGTGCAAGAGTTCTTAAGAAGATCAAGATAGATCTATCTCTCTGAATTTTAATGCCAGTTTTAGTCTCACCATCTGCAAATGCATACTGGCTTGCTTTCACTCTACCAATCTGACCAGCATATCTCCCTTTGCTTTCATCATCTTTGTCAATCATGAAACCCTCAAAACCTTCAATAGGTTGAGTCTCTACATGCATCATAAGATGATATGCACCATCAATAAACTTGAAGTCTTCAAGCTCAATGCTGTTAATCTTCAATACATGATTACCTGGAGTAATTGTCTTTGGTAGTCCTGAGCCTGCTGAGCCCAAATCAGTTGTGCTTAATGCCATTTTGTTTTTGTTTTAATAATTAAATAAATACTTTGTTCCAATTGAACTCAAGTTCCCCTTTTTCATTCATCTCTGTAACTACTATCTCTTCATTTCTCAAATGTTCTGGTCTTGCACCGCAAGTAACCTCTTCATTTGTTTTGAAAGACAAAATAGTCTTGTTACCCTTTCTATACATGTAACCAATAGCATCAGCATTAGCACAAATTAGAGATTTAATTTTACCTGTCAAATCAATGTTTGCAGCCATTACCATATCTCCTTTATCATCTACCTGCTTGTCCTTAATGTGACCAGATAAAATAATGTGGGGAGCTAAAGTATCAATAAAATCTAAAACTTGAAAGAAAGCTTGTCTTAAATATAAATATCCCGCACCATTTGGTAGAGATAATACATTGTCACCGTCATAGTTCTTACCCATGCTTGTGCTCTTGTAAAGCTTTATGGCTAAGGGCATTACCATATCTTCTAATGCAGTTACAGTATCTATTGTAACATACTTATATGGAAAACCACCTGCTTTAATAGCTTTACCTGCATCAAGCAATTCCTGAAGACTATTAATCTTTAACTTTATGGCTTCTACATAGTCAGAACCATTCTCTAAGTCAAAGATTAGATTGTTATCTAGTCCGGCAAATGCAGTTGTTTTACCTGTCTTAGGCTTTGAATAGATTACTAATCTCTTAGGATTAACTCTTTCAGCCTTGACCTTTGTAGTTGGAAGTACTATACTCATTTCATCTTAGTTGCTAGTTTTTGAAAATCTGCTGCAATTCTTAGAAGAATATCAGAAGCTGATTCTTCTTCATCTAGACTTATATCTTTAAGCTTTGGAATGAATTCATTCTCAAAATCTGGAAATACAGATAAACTTACTTGCTCTTTAGGAGCTTCAGCTTTTCTTTTCTCATAAAGATTATGTGTAATCTCAGAACCATCAGGCATAATAACCATTAACTCAGACAATGGAATTGTATAAGCAAAGTAATTATCACCATTAGAACTTGTACCTTCCTTTACATCATACTCTTCTGCAAAATAAGGATTGTGTTTGTACTTAAAGAGTGGTCTATCTTCAAAAGCATGTTCAATGCCTGTTTCTTTACCAAGTGCATCTCTCATAATGTCAATAAACTCAATATAGATATCTTCTCCTCTCTTTAGTTCACCTTCAAATAACTGGACTTGTCTACCATACTTACCTTTCTGAAAGAAAGCAGTCTTGATAGCAAAGAAAGGATCAGTTACTTGAGCTTTACGGAATTTGTCCATGTGATGGGCAAAGAATTCCTTTTCTTTTTCTTTTCTACTCATACTTAAATTTTAATTGTTTTACTTGCTTGGGCTGGAGTTGCTATTTCAATAATCCTCAT